TACTTCACCAACTTCATCTTCATTTTTTTCAGTGCCAATAATAATTTCAGGATCAGATGGAACAAAATTAGATTCATCTTCATTAATAGAATCTACTTCTTCGATATGCTTGCTTTTCACAAGTGAATCAGCAGTATTAGATGGTAAATGATTTTCACTAATAGTTTGTCCTGATTCAAAAATTTTATTGCCTCTACCACCTACTGATAAAGCAATCACCTTAAACATTCTTACTTTTTTTTCTGCCATTGAAATTTTTATTAATAGATTAAAAAAACAAAGGGGATTTTTATTTCCCCTTTGTATTATTTTTTATGCACAAACTTTTGCAGTCCAAATAGTATCTACTGCTGTTGGGATTGCAACGGCTGCACTTTCCACATCAAAGATGTGCGCTTTAGCACGTTGATCAATATATTCACCAAACATGAAGTCAGTTACTACAGGTGTTTGACCAGGTGTAATAATTTGAGGGCATGTAGCAAAGCCCATTTTATAATGTGGTTGTTCAGGAATCAAAATGATTTTTTTAGAATCTAAATATGATACCTGTGTAACACCATCAGCAAGGGTATAATATTGCGGATAAGACCATAAGTTTACGCGCCATGATCCACAAGTAACTTGACCATGAAATACCGATCCTACAGATGTTCTTTGTGGTGGTAAAACTAAATCAAGTGCCATATTAAATAACGCTTGGCGTGATTTGAATTCAGTATTTTTGGTTAAATCAGCTAATGCTTGATCACCTAAAATACAATTGAAAACACCACCTTCAGCTTTACCTTCAGTACGTAAAAATTTACATCCTGTTTCAATTTGATCAAAAGGATTTACACCTGCATTAGCCCAATAATTTCCGGCAAGGAAATCAACCAATGAAGCAGCTTTACGTTTAAAATCAATGTTTGTACCTTTTTTCAATTGTACAATACCTGAAGTTAAAACTTGGGCGCATTGAAGTTCTAATGAGCGTTCAATTAAATTTTTAATGATAACTTGTTTATCAACAATGCTATCAATGAATGCAGCTAACAAAGTGCTATCAACAGCCGATTGAGAAAACAAACGATCGTATAATTGCAATTGTGTTGCATCAAAAAATTCACGAAAATATGGCGGTAAAAATATTTTTTCAGTAGAATATGAAAAATTATTTCTGTTACCATCAGTTCCACGTGTTACATCAACCGCTATTTTTTCAAACCCACGTTGAACTTCAATTGAAAGTTCTTTGGTAGGCGAAATAGCGTCCGGAAAAAACGATCTTAAAAAAGCTGTTGGAGTTGATCTTTGTTTATAAACATCGAGTACTTTTTTTGTATAGACACCGGCGGCATCTGTAATAGGAATTAAAGCCATATTATTTATTTTTAACTGTTATTTTTATTTTTAAAATTTATTTTTTTTAATTATCAGTTGCAGTTTGTTCAGTAGATTTAAGAATTTTAATTCCAACTGTATCAGCACCGATACGATCACGTAAAGAACGGCCACTTACAAGTGTATCCATGTTATCACCTGCATGTGCAAAGCCAATCATATCTTCTACAACATCACCTAAAACGCAAATTGAAATATCTTGTTGTGCGCCTTCTGCTACAAAAATATCTTCAGCTAAAATACCTACAGGATATTGACTACCATCTGAAGCATTAGATGCTAATGGAACTAATGCCTGAGTTGCAGCAACTCTACCCATAAGTGTACCGGCAGGTAATTGAACATCAGCATAAGAATCATTTGTATAGCTTCCTTCTGTGTAACGATTTCCCCATACAAATATTTTGGCAACATTTGTATCAATGGTTAATTGATTTCCGGTGTTATTTCTGATTATTTGAAACGACATGCTTTATATATTTAAAAATTATTTTTTAGTTTCTATTTAATTATTTTTTTTCGGCATATTTACCGATTTTTAATTTACGATCAATTTCATCGTCAAATGCTGCTGCATTTTTTTCTGTTTCTGTTTTAGGTTCAGTAGCAGGTTCTTCAGTAGAAACAGGTTCTTTTTTAGAATCTTTTTCAACTTTTTTCAAAAAATCAGGGCTTTGCATTTTAACATTAAATTCTGCAACAGCAGTTTGTGTTAATTCTGCACCCGATTTAATAGCGGTTTTAACGCCTTCAGGATCAACATCAACATAAGATAAAAAAGCACCAACGCGATCACGTTCTACTTTTACACCTTTTGATTTTCCTGCTTTAAAAACTTCGTTATAAACAGCAGGATGCGCTGCTTTAAATTCTTCTTTAGTCATGTTACTTGTTTTTTGAATTGGATTTTGTTTTTCGTTTTTGGCAGCAATTCGTTGTGCGCCAATATTTTTAGATGCAGCCTTTAAAAGTTCTGCTATTTCACTTCTTTTTTCAGGTGTAATGGAAATTACTTTATCAACTAAACCTATTTTTTTTGCTTGCTTTGCAGTTAAAAATATTTCTAATCTTGAATCTAATTTAAAAATATCAGCAACTTTAATGCCTTCTATTTGTTCATTAGCAATTTCTTCAAATAATTTTACATCAACAGTATTAGTAAATGCTTTTTGTAAAGATGCATTAACACGTTCTAAATTGCCTTTCATGGCATCATCAAACATATCAGAATTTTCATACCAATCAGCATAAGCCGCACGATGTATTAAAAATTCGCAAACATCTAAACATTCACGTGAACCTTTATCTGCGTAACAAAAAAGAAAAGCACCCATTGAATGGGCTTGGCCATCACCTTTAATAAGTTTACCACCGGTATGTTCTGCAAATTTTGCAATCATACCCCATCCATATTCAGGGCTTCCACCTTCAGTATTTACACGAACGGTAACATCATCAGATGATGCAGCTTCCATAGCAGTAATAAATTCTGCTGAAGAATATGAATCAATTGAACCGTATGCTAATACTTCTTTTTTCATTACGTTGTAAAAATACATTGTTAAAAATAAAAACTATTTCTTTGTCCCTAAATTGGGGAATATATTTATATTTGCTTAAATTCATTTTTATTTATGGCAGATGCAAAAAACAAATATCCTGAAATTAGAATTAGGGGTGTAGGAAAAAATACTAAAAAGCAAATAGAAAATATAGCTTCACATTTAGATGTTAAGCCAAATGATTTCTTAAAAATGAAATTATTGGAAATAATAAATAGCTATCCTGAAAAAATGAAATTATCTATTGATAAAGGTGATTAATTTACATTTGATTCACCATCAATATCTTCTTCACTATCATTCCCTTGTTTTTTCTTTTTCTTCTTATTATCTTCAGGAAGTGTTGTTATGGGTGCTTCCATTTCAATTTTTAAACTTTTCAATGTTTCTAAATCTTTTGCATATTGAATAGAATTTGAAATAAATTCACCACCACCTAAATTTTCTGTAGCATCTTCAGCGGTAGTTAATGGGATATGTGCGCCTGTAGTTCCTAGTTTTAAGCGTTCAGCAGTAACTTCTTTTACAGGATCTATATGAGGCACCGGTGCGCCTATGAAACTTGCTTTTCTATATGCATCTACAATATATTCATTTCCTTTCATTCGGGCTAACATATATCCAGGGGCTTGAATTTTATTTTTCAATATCATAATTTCTAAAAAGAAAATATAACATTTTTTATAAAAGCCATTTGAAAACTTTTTACGCTTTACATTTAATGTAAGTTCCCAATCTTTTAATGCAGCACGTGATGAAGAAAAAGATGTATCATATTTTGACATTGCAACATTAGGTGGAATAGCAAGTGCAGCACAAACTAAATCAATATTTACATTATAAAAATCTTTAAAATATAATTCATTTTTACTTTGTAGATGCGTTAATTTTGCGCCTTGTGGTAAATTAATTACCTGTTTATTTGTGGTAGCAATAACTTTATCAGTTAATTTTTGCCCATCAATATCTTTAGCAACATCTTCCTGATTTTCATTAAAATCCCAAATTTTAGATAATTGTTTATCAAAAGGATTTAAACCATCAGCACCTAATTGATGTTCTATTGCTAATGCAATTTTTTGGCGTTCTTCAGCACTTCCAACTGTTGCTTCTTTATAGCGTTCTAATTTTTTTAATGTTTCTAAAACAACAGAAATTAAAGGAAGTCCACGTACATTATTTAAACGATATTCTAAACCATAAACTAAAAAAGCCATTTGTAAACCACTTTTAGCACCGCGCGCCGGAATCCTTTCATAAACTCCTTTTACAGTAAAAACCCAATAAGCTAAATGTGTTCCTTTTTCATCAATCTCAACCCCATTTTTTAACCAAACATTATCAGCTAATCTATTAGGAAAAGCATCAGTACCGGCTAATGGGGATTGAATATGCGCGCCATCAATTAATTGAACTGAAATATTATCATTTTCATATCTTAAAATAACTAATACATCACCACCTACTAAAGCATTTTTATGTGCAGTTGATGCTAATTCATCAAATGTTCGCATTTTAGCATAATCAACATTTTGTGATTCCCTGAATAAAGAAAAATATGCTTCTACGTTTTCAGAAAATGATTGGACATCTAATGTAACTTTTTCAAATTTTAAAACTTTATCATTTGGTTCACTTTTCAACCTCAACCCACTACCAATAACCCATGTATCATATCTTGATATTACAGTTTGTGTAATTTCACTTTCTAAAAATGATTGCCATGATCGAACGCGTAATGTATCATAATCAACATAATAAGATTTAGGTGGCCCTATTTCACCAATGTTTTTTTCACCATTAAAAGAATGAGTAAATAATATTCTACCCTGAAAATTATATCCACCTGGGAATGAAGCAGCGTTTTTAGATTTTTCGTTTTGATCTAAAAGAAAAGAAGGTAAATACTTTTTGTATAGTTGTAAAAGAGATTTGCTTTTATCTGCCATAATATCTATTCTGATTAAAGTTTTTTACATCCATTGCACGTGCAACCCTTCCATTTAATTTATTTACATAGTAACTTTTTAAACTTTCAAATGCTTGAATAGATTTCATAACATCGGCTGTACTTCTATAAACTTCACGAATAATAGTTTGCCCATCATCTAATGAATATTCGGAAATGTTTTCATTGGCGGCTGCTTTAGTCGCTATAGATAATAAACCGGAAATAACATTTTCAATAGCCACTATTTTGGCTTTTGTAGTCGTTGCCTTATCTATATATATTTGTGAACTATCGAAAAATATCATGTTGCTAAAATAAACAAAATTGTGTTCAATTTGTTAATAATTTATTAAGTTGTTTTCATTTCATCAATTTTAGATGCAGAAATATCTAATGTTAATAAAGTAGGTGTATATGACCCACCACCTGCAACAATACCTGTAGCTATTTTTCCTAATTCAGTATTTATTTTTGTAACCTGTTGTTGTAAAGCCTGATTAAGTTTTAAATATCTAACTAAATTATCTGCACTTCCGTTGAATTCAATTGTGCCATTATTTTTAATCCATGTATAAAATTTTACATTTCCATCTGAATCTGTGGAAAATAAACGTACTTCACCTGGGGCTGCTAATTGATTTTTATTAAAGTAACCTAATAGTATTTTTTTTCCTTGCTCATTTGTAGGGCCATAAACAGCTATCATATCTTTTATGGGATTTGCATCTATACCAGGTGATGCAACTTCCATAGCAGTTTGAACATCTTTCCGGCCAAACCTCAACAATTTAATTACTCTTTTTTTAAATTTGTCATAATCAGTAGATATGACTTTTACTAAACTTAACATTATATTCTAGGAAAATTTTTATGAACATCAACAAATTGATTTTGCGGATAATCTGTATTATAAACTTCAGGCAATGTACATGTTAATGTTGCAACATATTTATTTTTATCACCATCATATTTAACTTTTTCAACAAATAACAATACTTTTTTATATAGAAAGTTTTCAGGGCTATAAGCTGTAACAAGTGTGTTTGGCCTAATCATTTTACCATCAATTTTCCACCTATCAGTTGTTATGATTACTTGCACACCTTTTAATTCAGCAGCTAATGCCTGTTGTGCAGTTTGTTCTAATGAAGTATCATCACCGGCGGTTTGTGTTATTACTTTGGGCCTATATAAAATAGGAACGTAAGGATTACGAATAGTAACTTCTTCAGCATTACCACCATCAGAATCAGCTTGTTTAACTACAGTAATATGCGAATGCATCATTTGCCCATTAAATGATAATGAAATATGTGTGCTTGGCGTTCCTGATCCAAAATTTGCAACAGGCTTTTGATGTGTTTTAGGTGTAGTAAATAAAAGATTTCCATCTGAATTATGGCTAAGAACTATATTCCTTTGCGCGCATAAATCAGTAAAAAAAGATTTAATATTTTTTGATTCTGTAGCATTAGCTTTTTTGATGTTTTTATTCATCTTATCTGCTAAGCTATCATTTTCTACACTTGTTTCTGTTGTAGCCCCATCTTGTATATAACCATCTTCAATAACAGGATCGCCAATTAAAAAAGGCGCGGTTGATGCTTTAGAAGCTGATGCATCAATAACAAATCCAATATTAAAGGGTGCAATTATTTTTGAAACTATATCCTTTAAAGTCATGCCATCAATTTCCAAAGGATACATTGATGTTGGAATATCACAATCTTCAAATATACCGGCTTTAGAATAACCTGCTAATTGCGCTAATTCTTTTTTAGGGCCTTTATTAAATGCTTGTGTTATTATATATCCTGTTATTAAAGTTTCACCTTCATGGCTAACTATAGCTTCATGCATATGAGATACACAAGCTAATTCTGCATGATCATGGTTTTTTGGATCAAAATAAAATTCAACAGAAAAAGCAGATGCAACAGAATCATATGCTAATTCTAGTGTGAATCTATTAAAATTTGTAATAGTTCTTTTTTTAATCCTATCGTTTATAACAAGTTCCATTAAATATAATAAACTATTTTAGTTCCTTTTTTAATTATTAAAATTTGGCTTAATCCTAAATTGTTTTCAGCTATCAATTCATCTATATTAGCATCTAAAGGATCTAAACCATATAAACGATGGGTTAAAATAATAATATTAGTATCAGTTTCAGTAATAATAGAACGCTCTGATTTTGCATTTAAAGCAATTGCAAATAAATTAGAAACAGTTATATAAACCATTTGCGTTAAATTAAATAACGCTGTTGGATCAGGAATAAAGCCTGTAGGTATTCCACCTGTTAATGTTTGTAAAGCATCTAATGTTCTTAAATAAGCATTATATGAATTTACTATTCCATCAATAGTTTGTAAAACCAATCTTGAATTAGGAAAATCCCCTGTTATTGGATTACATGCAGCAACACAAATAGAAGATAAAATAGTACCTGCTAAATCTTGATAAATTTGTTTTCCACCTTGTGTAAGAATACCCGATGCATTTGCTGTTAAAGAATTAAAATTAGATGTTAAAGAATTTATTCTACTTTCAACACTAACTGCAAACATAGCAGGTAATGTAATAACATTGTTTAAATAACGTATTGCTAATAAAGGTGAAGCTATTGCACTATTTATAGCAGCATCAGCTTTATTAAATGCATTAGTAAATTTTTCAAAATCAGTAGGTAACTTTATTATTGGGATTGTAAATTTTGAAGCTGTTTTATTTACAACACCTAATGTATTTACATCATTAGGCTTTAATTTTGCTGTAATAGTTTGTTCAAAAAATGTATCAGAAGCTAATTTTTTTATAGCTATATCATTTATTGGATCTATTGTTGTAACAGGATTTGAATCTATTATTGTTTCAATTACTACGCCTGTTATTTTAGTTAAATTTGGGGCAGAATTATCAAACTCTAATTCAGAAGGTTGAACAAATAAAGTACCATAATAAGGATGATTTAAAGTCCATGCACGTTTATCATTACATGAAATTAAAAAAGCATCGGAAGTATCTAAATGATCTTCACCCTGAAAATAAATTTCTAAATCATACCTTCTTCCAAGTGCTTCGCCGCGATTAACTAAAGTTCCTTTCTTTTCAGGAAATTCAAATTCTGCCAATTGCCAAGCTGCCTTAAATTTAGGATTAACCCACGTAGGCCGGTATTCTTTAGAATCACCTGTAGTAATTATAAGATCTAATTTTATTTTATCTAACCAACTCATTTCTATCCTGATATTTTTTTAACTTGTCTTTCAGCTTCTAAAATAAAAAAGGCTTCCATTTTTTTTGCAGTTTCTAAACTTGCTTCCTTCATAAAATTAGTAGCCTTTACCTTTACTTTTCTGCCTCTTCTAAATTGATATAAAGGAATTAATTTGAATTTAAAAGTAGATGTTTTTGTTTTAATAGATGATTTACCTTTATATTTTACCTGAAATAAAATATTGTTTTTTCCACCTAAAACAAATCCATCGGGGCCTGCTTCAATAACTGCTTTTAAAAATTTTTCTTTTTGATTTTTGCCTCGCGAATTTCGTGCATTAACAATCTTATTTATTTTACTTAATCTTACATTTGGCCTTACAGGTTTATTTTCACTATTTCCTATACGCGCCGTTTTCAATGGTACAAAATTACGATGTGTAATTGTACCGCCTGATTCTTGTTCTTCCAAATCTTTTACAGCATAATTATTTCCACCCGATAAAGATGTTGATACCATTCCAACTGTTGCCTTCATGGTATTTACATTACTTCCTGATGCATTTTCAAACCTACTATTTGCTTTAAAGAAATTTGGTTGCCTTTTGATAAATTTTTTATCTGATTTTTTAGGCATCGAAGAAGTTTTAACTTCAAATACAGTTTTATTTAATGTGCCACGTATAGCATTAGGCAAAGCATTTTTTGAAATCTTTTCTAAAAGATTTGTATGGTGAACAACTGCATCTGAATTTATATTAAACTGCATTATTTTATTTCTTCCATTGTTGCATAACTACCATAAATCATTTGAACACCGCTATTAGTTTGTAAATCTTCAGTTATAAAATATACAGATGCACCAGGTGCAACATAATATTCTGTATATACAGTTATTTCACCATTTACATCTTGTGTAGCAGTATTACTATAAATTTGAAATTCTGATTCAGCTATATCACCTGCTAATAAGCCGATTTTACATTTAAAATGCGCTCTTGATGTACCATATGTAGTAGCACCACAAAGAAAAACTCCTTTTATTTTATAGTTTCCGCTTCCACCTGAAGGTGCAGTTAAAGTACATTGTGTTGTTGTTCCTCCATAATAACCATCATCACCAAATATTGCTGAAGCACGTTTTGGTTCTGCTGCTGCTATTAAATTATTAATAATAGTGATTAATGCAGTTACATATTGATAACCATCATAGGCATTATCAGCAATATTATTAAATGCTATTCCTGCTAAATCCATAATCTTAGCGAAGAACTGATGAAAATCACCATACACTAAAGTGTTTACAGGCGTTCCTTCCTGGGTGCCATCTATTTTATCGCGTATATTTCCAAAAGGAAATTCTGCATTTGCTGCCTGTACATTTGGTTTACTTAAAATACTAAAAGCCATATCTGTTTTTTTTTAAACGTAATTTACTAATAAAAATGCTACTGTTTGTGCCGGTTTTAATTTTAATATCAACTGCCTGAATTCATCTTTTCTATTTACATCTACATTGGCATATGATGTAATAGGGTTTCCACTTATATAAAATGTACTTTTCATGCTGTTTCCAACATCAAAAGTAAGATCTAAAGTTTCATCAATATGATTAACTACTTTATTATTATACCATTTTCCATGTTGTGCTTCACCATGTTCAATTTCACCATGTTCTACATCACTTAATAATGAAGAATCGCCTGTTATTTGAAAAGGTGTTTTTGTAATAAATCCACCAAATCCATCAGGAAATTTATTTTCATAAACATATACATTAAAATTTGCCGCTTGCAATTGTTCCTGAACATATAAATAATTTCCTTTTGCCGGATTTCCTGAAGGATAATTTAATTTCCTTTGAATGGCAGCTTTTCTATCAGGCAAAGGAACTAATGGATTAGTAATTAAACCTAATCTATATTCCCATTCTGATGCATCATCTGCGGTAAAATTTGCATTATCAGGAAGAATAGCATTTAAAATACTTAATGCATCAGTATATGCTTGTGCTTCACTTACAGCTAATGCTTTGTGAAGCATTTCTAACAATCCACCAAAAGGCATTTTAAATGCTCTACCTGTAGGATAGAACTGCCTTTTATTTTTTAATATTTTATCTTCAATATCACTAAGCATATGTAACGCTGTTTACATGTGGTATATTTCCATCAATAAAAGTATAAGTATTTAATGGAACTCCATTAACAAATATATTTATTGCGCCAAATACTGCACCTGGGGTTTGTGCTAAAATAACAGCAATAATTCTATTGCCATCTAAAATATCATTCTTATCGTTTAAAACATCAGCAGCAGCTATAAATGGCCTAATCTGATTTATTAAATCTGTTATGGCATTTGTTAATTGAGTTTGAATAGGAGCTGTTAAACCTACATATCCATTAATTACAACATCAATTTCTTCTATAGTAACCGGTAAATAATGAACTGCCCATGCACCTAATGGCTTTCTTCCCCTATCATTTATAGGTAAAGTTATATCAGGATCTTGTTCTACAACTGCTTCAACAGCCGTTAATAAAGCACCTGATGGTGTTCCTTTTCCATCTGTAGAATCTGCAATAGTAGCTTCTACATATAAATTAACTTCGGCGGGCGCGCCACTTTTGGCATATGGATAAACCCTTTGAACACCTTGTGCATCATTTGCCCAAATTCTATAATCAGATGCAGCACCACCTTGTGTTTCAGTTCTATAAGAAGCTATTACAGCACTTCTATATGTTTCAATATCTTCAGCAGCTAAAGGTTGTACAGTAATTGCAGAAACATAAATCAAAGCATCTACCAAAGCAATTGGTGATGTTGGTGTAAGTTTATCTAAAACATTTAATTTACTATCAGTACCTGTTGTTAATGCACGAACTATAATTGTTGTAGGGGATGCTGATAATGTAAAAGCATTATCTAAAATAAATAAAAATCCTGGGTTTAATGAATCATCATTACTTTTAAAAACAGATGATGCTTTTATTGTGGCACCAATTGCGCCGGTAATAGTTAATTCATATTGACCTGATACAGCCTTAAATGGATTTCTACCAAGTTTAACCCTTCCAAATCGTTCTAATGTACCGCCTAAACTTTCAGGATCAGCAGTATCAACAAAAATATTTTTTTGTAAACTTCCAATAGTTAAGTAATATAATTTTAATGATGCAGCTTGCACAGCCGCAAAAACACGTAACATAGATCGTTTATTAATCGAAATAGAAACGCCAAATTCACTTTCTATAGCGGTTTGAATATTGGTTATTAATTGTGTTAATTGTGGGATTGTTATCATAAGAAAAAATCATCATTAAAATCAAATAAAAAGAAATCACCATCTGATGTTTTCTTAAAACTGATCATTATTATTTTTATAGTTTCAATATCTTCCATAATTTTTATTACAGAATCTATTCTATCATCTGAAATTATATAAGTAGTTATTGTAACAGTAGCTACATCACTTAAAAGTTTTAAATCTTCTTTTATAGCTGCTTCGATTAATATTCTTCCTTGTGAATTTAATGCAACACTCTTATATGTTCTTTCAGTTAATGAATTCATTTGTAAATCGGGTTCTGCATCATACATTAATGTATTAGCCCAATAATCAAATGATTGTTCTGCTACTGTATTTTGTTTGGTTGATTGTTTTACATTACCACCAAACATAGATAAATAAGGCATGTTTTGAATGCCATAAACTACAGATAAATCATTATTAAGTTTCTGTAAATCTCCACCGTTTCCAGTTTCTATAATTGCTAAATCAAAATACATTATGGTTGTGGCATAGTTGATGAATACTTAATAGAAACTAAATTATTATCTGAACTTGCTGTTGTTCTTCCATGTGGATCTAAAATATTTAGATTTACATTAGCGTTATTTGTTTGTTCTAATTTTTCAAACAATGCTTCCTGTTCACCTGATTTTGTACTGAATGCTTTTTTATGAAATGATTCACCACTTTCATCAGTAGTAGTATTAGCACCTATTTTTTCTCTAAATCCTTCTATACTTTTAACTGCATTTTCGGCCCATTCAAATCCAGTTACTTTAGCTATAATAGAAAGTATTTGTTGTAATGGCATTAAAACAGCATCTAATAAAGTTGCCCCAATAGCTTTAAGTCCTGCTAATATTCCACCTTCTTTAAAAGATTTAGTTATCATATCCCAATTTCTTCTAAATGATTGAACTAAACTTATTACTAAACCTATAGGTCCGGAAATAATTGAAATGGCAGCACCCCATTCATTCCATTTCTTTACTACAATAATTATATATCCGATTAAAGCAGCTATACCTATTATTATTAATCCAATAGGATTAGCTAACATTGCTGCATTCCATAACCATTGTGCAGCCGTAACAGTACCTAATACTATTCTTTGTGCAGCTAATGCTACTATATTACCTTTCATGGCAATAGATGATGCACCCGTAAGTGCTGAATTGATTCCTAAAACAATATTATATGCTATTAATGCAGCACGTGAAACAAGAATAACAGCCTTCCATATTAAGAAAAAAGCTACTAATTTACTTCCTATTGAAATTATAGTGCTTATGTTATTTCCTACAAATTGTGCTGCCTGGCCAATTAAATCCATAGCCTTTTTTGCTTCAGGGCTTGTGGTAATCCAGTTTACAAAAGCAGCCTTCATTTGATTTACTTTTTCTGCAAATGTAGCTGAACGTATAGCGGCTTGTTCTTGTGCTTGATTTGTATTTGTAACCCCTGCTGTATATTGTTTAAATTGTTCTATATTGTTTAATAATATTTTACCTGATGAAATATTTATTAATCCAAAAGTTTTAGTTAAAAATGCATCCTGCTGTTTAGCTGTTTTTAATTTATCAAATTTCTTTTTAGTTTCTTCTAATGCTTCATTAATTTGAAATTGTCCTGTTTTATATCCAACACCTGCTTGTTGTAATCTAATTATAGTTCCTTTTAATTGATTACCTGCTTCAGAACCGAATAAAGAAAATTTACCAAGTGTTTGAACAAGTCCAACAGATTGTTCTAATGTAATATTTGCGCCTGAAGCCACAGCACCAAATGTTGTAAATGATTCAGCAGTTTGAACTATACTTGCTGCACCAACACCAGCACCTGCTGCTAATACATTTATAGTTCTATTTGCTTGATCTGCTTTAAGGCTAAACTGATTCATTATACCCACTAAAGAAGAAGCAGATGGTCCTAATTCATCGCCCGATGCACGTGATAATGTAATAACAGCATTAGTAACTGCTTTAATTGATTCCGGTGTTTTAGCAAATGTTGCATTTAATCCGGCAATTTTTTCAAATGATGCAGCAACATCAATAGAAGATTTTTTTGTATCACGTGCTACATCATTTATTGCCTGCTGAAATGGTGCAAATTCTTTATCAGTTCCACCTACAATAGTTCTAAAAGAAGCCACTGCTGTTTCATACTGTTTCATAGAATCAACAGAAAAATGAATTCCACCAACTATAGCACCGGCAATAGCAGCAGTTTTAGCAAATGAAAATAATTGTTGTGATGTTTCTGAAAATAATGGATTTAATTTTCTAAAATATCGTTCTGATCTTGCTGCACCTGCTTGTAATTTATTAGAAAATTCTGCTGCTGTACCTGTCATTTTTCTTACAGGTGCAGTAAATCTATCAATGGCTGTATATATGGAAGGAATTGTAAACGATGCCATTTTTATTAATCTTTTTTCGGTTTTAAATCTTCAATAATTTCTTTTACATCTTCATACCAAAACACAATTCCAAATTCATCTAAATCATCAATAAAAAAGCCACCTATATTTTCAGGTGGCCATTTATATTCGCGTACCACCGTTTTAATTATATTTTTTAAACTTACTGAATCAGGTAAATCAAAAAATATTGTTATAGCGTTGGCTATTATATAATCTTCAGTATCTAATTCGCCAATTAATGCAACCCATGTTTTAATTTTTGGTTTATCATTCTTTTTTTTACTGAAAAAATTTTTAATTAAAGAAAAAAAATTGCTATTGATTGTGGAAGCGTGTAATCTTCTGTATCAAGTTTAGTAAAAAACGCTTTAGGTTTTCCGGTTAAAGCTGCAACATATGCTAAAATTCTTTGATCAGCATTAGAAGAATTTACACCTTGTAAATTTTGATGCACTTCATTAATTTTTAAACGAGGTTTAAATTCCAATGTTTTAGTAACAATATCACCTTCCACCGGAAACTTTAAATTTTGAATAATAGTTTTATCTTCTTTAAAAGTAACAGTTCCATCAGATACAGATTCAATTAATAAATTGATTTGTTCTTTATTAGCTTCTCTTTTTGATGGCCCTACTTTTTTAAAATCTAACCAAGAATTTACTTCTTTAGTTGCTTCTTCTGTTGAAACTAATTTACCTGTTTCTACTATTGTTGGTTCTTGCATATAGATATTTATTTATTGTTTTTTAAGTTGGCCGCTTCCTTGTAATTTTAAAGTGAAGGTTGCTTTATTAAAATTACCATCTAAATCACCTACAGGTTTTCCTTTGCCGGAATAAATTGCACCTGATACATGTGAAATAGTATAATCAGCTAATACAGGCGATTGTGCTAATGCTACTGCATTTTCTAAATCTAATGATATTAGATTATCATTTGCAACAACCATTTCAGCACTCCAACGATTATTATTCATTTGATCAATCATATTCCCACCACCATCAATCATGCCTTTATCATCAGCAGAACGAAATCCACCAAAGTTTAAAGTGCTATCTTCCTGGGCTTTTGGAAAAAATCTGCCTGAACCAATTGTAGGATGATTGAATGTTACTTCTAATATATCGCCGCCTGTTGCCATGTTAATTTGTTTTATTTTATTATCAATTAGCTATTGATACGCATTTTTTATTTAAACATTACCGAAATTAAATCCGGCTTCTGCTGTTGTGCTTGCTATTCTAACAACGCCGGTACGCTTATATTTAAACGTGGTTTCAAGTCTATCAGGATTTGATGAACTTAACGAAACATCAAGTGAATCAGTCATAAATTTAGGATCAACAATTAATGCGCGCGCTGTTAAATCAGCAGCTAAACTATTAAGTAATTGAACCCATTGTTTAGGTTTTATAACATTTGAAGCATTAACTGCATCGCTATCATTAGCAATGACATGATCTACAACGTGAATTTGTTCTAAAATATAATAAGCATAACGAATGTTTAAATCTAACATTATGTTACGGCAATAAGCAAATTGTGCAGGATTTTCACCATCAGGATGATATGTAGTTACAAAATCTTGAACAACATAAGCACCGGACACTAAATCAACTGTAGAACATCCTTTTTCTAAATAGGTTTCTCTATTAGCATAATCAGACATTGTACCAATATCAGTAGGTGTAGGCATATCAGGATAAGCCCTACCACCAATATCTAAATGTGGAGTATTTTGTGAATTTAATGCAAATAAAGCACATGCATTAGCTGCTGCTTCAAATTGGAATCCTGGTGATAATGGTGCAGGACAAATAGCAATTGTTACTTGTGTTTTTCTTGCATCAGTTACAGCAGATTCATTATCTGCTACAGATCCAGTTAATGCAATAAATGGTTTCATTATAATTCCAACAAATCTACCCGTTGGATTAGTAGGATCAGGAATACCATTAAATTGTTCTAATGCATTCATAATTGAAGCATTAGTACCATAACCATTTATAACAATAGTGTTCCAATTGGCACCAAATTGATTTAAAGCTGCACTTATTGAAGGTGTTCCTGAACCATTATGTAAAGAAATAACAGCATAAGAAATCCCTAAATCATCACCATTTGTATTAATAGTTACATTTAAAGAATTGGCTGTTAGACCTTTCCATTTTGAAGTTAATGTAGCTGTATAATCATCTTCAGTTCCAATTACAGGACATCCTAAAACATTATTTAATGCATCTGAAATTTTTTGAGTAATATCAGCAGTAGTATCGCCTGCTATAATATTAATATCATAAAATTGGCCATCTAAACCTTCACGCCCCGATAAAACTATAGTATGTGTTCCATTGTTATTAGCAACACCTGTAGGTGTAATTTGTAAAGCCTTTGTAGTTGAACCACCGGCAGCAGCTTGTGGATAAACAAAAACAGGAATACCACTTATTCCACCCCCTTGTTTTGGGAATAAAATTCGGGCCATTAAATAAATTGGTGAGCCATAACCGAAATTATCACCTGCATCTTTTGCAGATGTGATTTGTGTTGGTTGATTTACTACTAAAGTATTTTGATTTGCATCATTTGCTTCACCTAAAATAACAACTCTTTGTGGTAAATTTGGTGATACAGTAGCAAAATTTCCTTTGGTAATTTTATATCCAACTATTCGTGATTTAAGTGCTAAAGAAACTGCATCTGATCCCATGTTAAAAAGTTTTTATATTTCGGCTATAAAAGTATAAAAGCAAATATTGTTTTTATATATTTGTCCCTAAATTGGGGAATAATAAAAATCAATTATATGAAAATAGGAATTTTAATACCTGATAGAAATGATAGGCCCTTATTTCTTGAAAATTGTTTACGAATGGTAAAATCGCAAACATTACAGCCGGTACATGTTGAAATAATAAATCAAGATGCTTTACAAAAAGATGTTTGTGATATTTCTTGGCGTTATAGAATTGGTTATGATAAATTAAGAAATAAAGGATTAGACATTATAGCATTAATTGAAAATGATGATTGGTATTCACCAAATTATTTAGAAATAATGGCTAAAGAATGGGAAAAACATAATAGGCCGGATATTTTTGGAACCAATTATACAATTTATTACCATCTAAAAGAACGCGGTTATTTTACTATGCATCATATACATAGATCATCTGCCATGAGTACATTTATAAAACCGGATTTACATTTTGATTGGTGTGTTGATCACGAACCATTTACTGATTTACATCTTTGGGGGATTATAAAAAATAGGGTAACATTTAATCCAAATACAAATATTTGTTTAGGAATTAAACATGGAATTGGTTTGTGTGGTGGTAGGGGGCATATAGATAGGCTTCATAGATATGAAATTAAAGATTATAATTTTGATTTTCTATATGCTAATATGGATAAAGCTAGTTTTGATTTTTATACTAATTATTTTAAATAATAAAATGGATTACGAGGTAATTTCACTTTCATTAGGTGGAAAAAATAATAGAGTTTTTAAATCAGGTGATTTAGTAACTGATAAACATTTTCATGTTGGTGCTGCTATAGAATTAGAAGAAAAAGGATTCTTGAAAAAAGTTGTTGCCAAACCAATAGAACCAAATTTATATGTTGATAAAATAAAATTAGTTGTAGTTTCTGCTATATGGAAAAGACATGATGTTTTTAAACTATTTGCCAAAGGGATTCATTTATTAAAAAAATACTCAAAAATAGAAATTGATGTTGTTATATCAGGAAGTGAAGGTTTAAAAAGTAAATCAATAGTTGAAAAAGAAGGGTTTATTTATATAGAAATTCCGAACGATCCACTTGCCGAAAAAGTAAATGCGCCTGTATTATATGCTAAAAAATTACATGCTACACATATTTTATGTTTAGGATCTGATGATATTATTTCGCCTGAATTATTTGATTTATATATAAAATATATAAAAGAAGGTTATGATTATATTGGTGTTACGGATTTTTATTTCTATGATTTGATAAATAAAAAATCATCTTATTGGGGTGGATATACTGAATCATGGCGAAAAGGGCATACAGCAGGCGCAGGTAGGATTTTAAATGCAAGATTATTAAATTTATGGGATTGGATGCCCTGGGAAAATAAGCATAATAAAATATTAGATACTTCTATTCAGGAAAAATTAAAAAGAACTCCACATTCTATAAAAACATTTTCATTAAAAGAAAATAAAGTATTTGCTTTAGATATAAAAAGTGGTATTAATATGACACCTTTTAAATTATGGGATAACACTAATTATATTGATAATTCTATTATAAAAAATAAATTCCCTTATGTATGTGTGGAATAATTGCTATTTACAATAAATCAAATGATGTTATTTATACTGATGATATAAATAACATGCTAAATGCTATTTCACATAGAGGTAATGATCAAATTTCTGTGAAAAAATATTCTAAATGTACTGTTGGATTTAGAAGATTAGCTATAACAGAATTAGAATCTGAACAACCTAAAGGTGAAAAATGGATTATTTATTTGAATGGGGAAATTTATAATTATAAAGATTTAGGTTTTGATGGGCCGGAATGCGAAGTAATAAGTAAAGGTTTAGAAAAATATGGCATTGATTTTGTAAAAAAATTAAATGGGATGTTTTTTATTTTAGCAATTAATGGGGATGATGTATATATTTTTAGGGATAGATATGGAATTAAACCAATTTACTATTGGGAAAATAAAGAATGTATTATTATTTCTTCAGAAATAAAAGCTATTATAAAACATTCTGCTTATAAATTAGAAATAAATATTGATGTTGAAAAGCAATGGAATATTTTTAACAATTCTTTTACAAATGAAACATTATTTAAAGATATTATAAAAGTAGAAAAAGGAATTACATGGCATCTTAATTCTAATAGTATAAATAAATATTGGGCATGGAAGTTCAATCCAACACCAATTAATTATAATATTGCAGTAAATAAAATAAAAGAATTGTTTATAAATGCAGTAAACAAACAAATACCTAATGAAGTTATTTATGGTAGTTGCTTATCGGGTGGAATAGATAGTAATATTATAGTTTCATTACTAAAAAATGAAGCGCATACTTTTACAGTAGGATTTTCTAAGGAAGATAATGAAAGTAAATTAGCTTTATTAAATAGTAAAAATAAAAAGCATCACCAAATATTTTTAGATACTGTAATTGATTTAGAAAAAACTATTTTTCATTTAGAAGATTTAAGATTAGGGGCTTCATGGGCAAATTTTTCATTATATAAAGAAGCTGCTAAATTTGTAAAGGTTTTATTTGATGGGGCAGGTGGTGATGAACTATTTAGTGGCTACGAATGGAGATATAATAACAAAAATTATTATGATGTTTTGAATAGAACTAAACAGCATGATGTTTATTGTGAAAAATTATATGATACAATTTTTCCTATTGATACACTTGAAAAAAGATTTGAATTTGATGCTAATTATTTTTTAGAAGGTTTATTTATTGTAGGTGATAAATTATCAATGGCCCACACTATAGAAGTTAGATTTCCTTTTTTAGATAATGATTTTGTTGATTTTTGTTTAACTTTACCTAATGAATATAAACAAAATAAGAAAATTTTAAAGGATGCTTTTAAATATTTACTTCCTGAAGAAATATTAAATAATAAAAAACAAGGTTTTTCAAGTCCTGATTTATTTAATGGTAATGGAAATCAAGCTAAAAATTGGGCAGATGTTGCATTAATTGAATGGAAAAAACTTTTTATTAATATGGATGATCAAAACGATTTACAAAAACAACAAAGAAAAATGATTCAAGAATTTTATAATTCACATGGTAAATTTGATGAATCAAATCAAATTCATCCTACTGCCATTATTTACGATAATGTAAAGATGGGGAAAAATAATATTATTGGGGCTTATGCAGTTATTGGTAGTAATGGCGAAATAAGAAACTGTAAAGAATTTAAAGGGCATGTTGAAATAGGTGATGGAAATATTATTTCAGAATTAGTTACAATACAAAAACCTGCTACTGATACTATAACTAAAATTGGTAACAATAATCTAATAATGGCGCACTCTCATGTTGGGCATGATGTAATTATAGGGAATGATTGTGAAATATGTACTGGTGTTATTTTGGGTGGTTATGTAATTGTTGAAGATAAAGTAAAAATAAAACTCGGTGCCACTATTAGAAATAGAAAAATATTAGGTAAAGGTTCTTTAATAGGTTTAGGTTCATCAGTTGTAAAAGATGTGCTTCCTGATAGCATTGTATATGGTAATCCTGCAAAAAATCATTAAATGAAGTTAGCGGCTTGTTATACTATTTTTAACGGATTAGAATTATTAAATGATTCTATAAATCAAATTAAAAATCATGTTGATGAAATAATTATCTGTTGGCAAAAAATTAGTAATAAAGGAAATGAATCAAATGAAATAGATTTGTTTATTAGGCAATATAATGGTAAAAAAAACATCCATTTAGTTCCTTTTGATCCTGATTTAACTGTAAATACTAAAGAAAATGAGCGTTTAAAGCATAAAAAAATGCTTGAAATGGCTAAAAAAATAGGTTGTACACATTTTTTTTTGAGTGCTACAGATCATTTTTATCAACAAAAAGAATTTTTATCGGCAAAAAAAATGTGTTTTTCTTTAGATTATGATGTAACATTTACTAAAATGTACACATATTATAAGGAAATTACATGGCAATTAACCCCAATTGAAGCCTATTTAATGCCTTTTATATGTAAATTATATCCTGAAACTACTATAGAACGAAGAAAATCATTCCCTTATGATAAAATAATTGTAGATCCATCAGTACAAATTTATCCATGCAACAATTGGTATATATTTTCTGAAGAAGAAATAATGTTACATCATTATTCTATGATAAGAACAGATATAAAAAATAAATTTGAAAATGCAGCAGCTTCTATTCGATGGAATGAAAAAATGATTCAGGAATTTTATAATGAATGGGAAAAATATAATATTGATGAAAACCCAGGTGTAAAATATTTTCAAGGTAGAAAAATAAAGATAGTTGATAATTATTTTTTTCCTAATACTAAATTTACATAATCCTGCCATCCATAATTAGGTATTTTTTTTCCTTTACATAACCATGCTGTAAATATTTCTTTTAAAGCTATGTTATAAACGCGAACATCCCAAAAGTGGTTTTGTGAATTTGATGATTTCTTAATCCATAATGCTGCTATTCCTTCACCATCTTTTGATTCTATTACCCTGTGTTCTGATTCATAATGACTAAAAAAATTTTGAAATAAATATTTTCCATCTGAAGGTTGTGGATAATTCATAAACATAGGCGGTTGTTGATCATCATTACTTTCATCCCATTTCAATTTCATCATTTCAGCTAATTCATCTTTTACTAGATTCACATCTATTAAATAATAATTAGATCGTTCTTTACCGTGTTTAAATTTAGCTGTATCAATTCCATATTTTCTATATTGATTTATTTTATCACCTCGCAAAGCACAAACTGTAGGTTTATTTTTCTTATCTATAAAAGCATAAGCTAAATTTGTGAAATGACCGGTATCAATTCCAGTTTGTGTTATTTTCATTTTCCTACCCGTATCTGTTTCATAGATTGCTTCTATTATTTCATCAAATTTTTTCCATACAGAATTAGGTTTATTTAATTCATACGTCCATCTTGATCTATCTTCCTTATGTTTTTTATTTCCTTCGCGAGGTATAAATGTTCCTATACTTCCCTGATCAACACTATATGATGCACCTGTTTCACTCCATGCTACAATTTCATAATCTAATCTTGCATCATTATCAAATCCACCTAAATCGGCTGCACATGTTATTAAAACTATTTTACCATTACCATCACGTTCAGAAACTTTTTCCGGTATCATTCCTATTTTATATTTACGAATATTTTTTTGTAAATCATTTGCTTTAGGTGCTTCACCTGATGATTCAAATGGTAATCCTAAACATAGATTTATAAATGTTTTTTGTAAATCTTCCTTTTGTTTTCCACCTACAGGATTAGCCATTAAATATTTACCTACATAATATTCCCAATCATACATTCCAGGTGGTGCATATAAACTACTTATATGATATGAATAATGTCCTTCTGTTAATGGTATAGCTGTGGGGCGCCATTCGCCAACTAAATTTAATTCATGCTTTTTACTATCATTAAAAAAATCACCGCACTTTTGGCATATATATCCTACTGAACCAGGTATTAATTTATTGGCTGCATCTAATTTCCATGTTATACCACCCATTTCTTTTTCGGAATTTTCTATTGGAATACTCCATTCTAAATTAATGTATTCGCCACAGCAAGGGCATGGAATAAAAAATTTTCTTTTATCACCCATTTCATAAACAGGTTCTATATTAGAAGTTTGTTTTAATTCCGGTGTAGAAATATAAAACAATTTCATTATATCATAATTGGAAGCAAAACGAGATTCTATCATTTCACGAGTTGAACCTGATTGCTTTGTGTTATTTTTTGCTGCATCGAAATCATCTATAAAACCTACTTTAGCCATCCTTTGCCTAAGTAATTTATGATTACCTGCATAGCCTGAAACTAAAGATCCACCAGGAAATTCCTTTTTGGAATTTGTATCACCTGTTTTCATTGATTTTTTTCGTTTAGTATTTGGCCTTATAAGATGCCTAATACCACAACTATCAATCATGTTATCTATTTTAGTAACAGCTTCTTCAGCTAAATCACTATGACCTGTTAAAAACAATATATTACCAGGTTGTTGTGATATAATCCATCCAACACCGTTTTCAATAACGCCGGCACTAAATCCAATTTGTGCGCCTTTCATTACAGAAATAATTCGGGCAGGATGATTAGGATCTAAACAATCTACTATTTCACGTGTATATGGTGTAACAGAATAAGAAAATGGCCCTTTAAATCTTGAAAGGCTTGAATCCATTGAACGATGTTTTTCAGCCCATTCAGATGGTTTAATAGTAGATAATTGATGTTCACCAAAATCTAATATTTCTATTATTTGATTTGTATAATCTTTAAAATCTTCCTTCATCTAACTATGTTCACCCTTAGTTCTTTTTTCAGAAAATTGATTTATAATAGCATAAATATTTTTTTTACTTTCATCTAAAGACTTTTTAGAAGATAGATTAAGTTCATCTAACAATTGTTTTCTTATTCTTATTTCATCTGCTTTTGATAATTGGGCAGACTGTTTAAATACAGTTAAAACTTTATCTATTGAATTATTAAATTCCACAAGTATAGATTTAGTATGTTGTGAAAAAATAATTTTAACCAAATCAGTAGGGATTAATTCACCATTTAATTTTTCCCTTCTAATCCTAAGTAATTCAATTTCTTCAGTTGCTTTTTGTATAGCAAGTTCTTTTTGTTGGGTTTCTAATTCAAAAAATTCACTATCAGATGTTTTCCTTTTTGGTTTTTTAGGGCTACGATTTAAATCTATAGGTGTGGAAGATTGTGTTTTTGAAATTTCCTGCTGCCTTTCAACATCTTTACTATTAGTAACATTTTTATCAGACTTATCCCTTGCTTTTTGTTTTAATAAAAAAGCAACATTCGCCGGTTCTTCAGTATCTATTAAACCATTTTCTTTAACAATTACTTTTTTACGAGAAATAAAAACTGATAGCTGATTTGTTGCAAAGCCACATTGTTGCGAAAATTCTTTTTTTGATACTTCTGCCATTATTTCAGGTGAATTAAATAGTGTAAATACTTAACAATCAATTAAATTGATAAATGTTGCAACAAATATACTCAATTATTGATTTTGTTGCAACAGTCTTGCAACACTTTTTGAAATACATGTATTGAGGTGAAAAGTCGCGGCTTCGCATCCAT